ACGTCGTTAATCATCTATATTCTTTTTTTTACAAATATAAAGAAAAAAGGGGGTACAAATTGCACCCCCGTTAATTGTATTTTTACTATAAACTAATCTATAGGTTACTCTCTAACATCTTTAAATGGTCAAGACCATCATCAGATTGAAGGTAATGAGCTACTGTTAAATAAGGGTCCTCTCCAAATGGTATAGAAAGCATTTTCTTTTTATTGGTAGCAGTATTAAACCAAACCTCTTTATTGTTGTTTCTGAAGTTTAATAGCTTAGCATTAAAGAACACGTGAATGTTAGCGTTGTGTCTAAGCATTGGGTCATTTAATACGTTTAAGAAAGCTCTTGGGTCTCTTTTAGCAAACACCAATATATCTCTCTTTAACTCAGCTGTAGTAACTTTCTGTGGGTCTCTTCCAAATAATACCCTTGACATTGTTTCTAATTGGTCAAGAGATAATTGGCGAGCCTCAATAAGCGCATCAACCTCAATATTTAAAATCTCTACCTCTTTGTTGGCATCTTTCTCGTTGTTAACTTCTACGAAAGACCTACCGTTTAATGGATGGTAATATAAAAACTGCTGTAAAACAGGATTAGTTCTTGAAACGCTTAAAAAGCCATTCTCAAAAATAACAGGTTCAACAATAGCATTACCATCTTGTTCGTCCTCAAAAGGACTTCTTTGATTGACAGCGTATCTTAATGCTCTGTTGACGTTATTTGCTTCGTCAAACCAAAGTAATGGATAGCGTCTTGAATTTCTTATAGGCAGCGTGTACGAAAGTGGAGCTGCTTCTTTAACTAATTTGTAGATTTTATCTACGGGTGTTGCATTTTTCATTTGATATAATAAGATTAAATAATAAATAAAATAAAGAAGGCAGTGTCTTTAAAGACACCACCTTCTTTTATTAATTAGTAGTTGAACAATACGAAGTTGTTCGCACCAAGTGTACATACACATCTCTCAGACAAGAAGTTAACCTCCATTGCGTCAAGGTCGCTTGTAGCTGCACCACCTGCAGAACCTGTAATCCAAGTTTTGTATCTGCGGTCTTCTGCTTCTGTAGCTCTGTAACGTACGTGTAAGAATGGTCTCTTAGCGTTTTTACCCATAATTTGGTCATACACTGAAGTAGAACCTGCAGGAACTAATAAACCGTTTACACGACCTGAACCAGCTGTAGCAGGTAAACCACCACGCATAGTTGGGTCATTTAAGTATTTCCAATCAGACTTGTAGAAATCGTAACCTCTACGGAATCCTGTGAAACCTAAGTTTAATGCCATCTCGATGTCGTTATCAAACAAACCAAATGAAGCTCCGTTTGCAGCAGAACCACTATTGTATCCGTTTAATGTAGCCAACATATCGTCGATGTCAAAACCAAACTCTCTGTTTAAGAAGATTGCATTCTCTTCGATTGCACCTTGCTTATCTAAACGAGAAATGATTGTATCGAAATCAGCTAATGTAGTTGGATTTCCACCACCCCATACGTTTCCTCTATTTTCTACTACGTAGAAGATACCTTCAGAACCTTTATTACCTGCTGCAGTGTAAGTAGTTTGAGTTACTACACCTGAACCTGCTTCTGCAGGAACTGCTTCAATCATAGAGGTCTCTAAGTAATCCTCGAAACGTAAACGAGTTTCGTGCTCAGATTTCAAATACCATAAGTAACCATTTGCTCCATTTTCAGTAGTAATTTCTACCCATCCAATTTGAGCCATATCAGAACCTGATACTGCGTACTTGTCTTTGATAATGATTGGAGAGTTTTCAAAGAAATCGTCGTTAGCCTCTAAAGAGCCTTCCATTCCGTTTGTTCCTTTTTTAAATTCTGAACCATAAATCCAAACAGTTAATGTTGCTGCTGAACCAAAAGTTTGACCACCACCTTCGTAGTAAGCAACTTGAAAAGTACCTGCAGTAGTGTTAACTGCGATAACGATACCCTTGTTAGAACCTGTTCCTGCATTGTCAGAAATGTAAACAGTCTGTCCTTTACGGATAGCTATTCCACCTGAACCCGGACCTGAAGCAGGGATAAGTGTATCACTTACAGTAATTGTTGCTGTATCAGCAGCTGCTGCTGCAGATGACGCACAGTTAACATATTTAGTGTGAAGACGACCTTGTTCTGCCCATTTTACTAAGTCAGAGTTAGAAGGCATCTCAGCTCCTACCATACGAAGGAAAGAAGCGATTGTTCTGTTACCATAACGCTCAAATTCTTTCTCATAAGTATCAGGAAGATACTGATTTAAGAAGTCGAAGTTGGTAATGTAATTTGTCGATAAAGGGACTTGCTCAGCACTCGGCTGTAACGCAAACCCCGGTGAAGGTAATATTGCCATTTTTTCTTTTTTTTAAGTTTTTAAATTCGTTTAATACTTTTAATTTTTAGGGCACGACCTGAATCGTTATCCTTTGCTTTTACTTGCATTCCTCCTTTGTTTGTTACTTCGGGTGCTCTACGCTCAGACATATTAATGTTTTTAGTCTTGCGCATTACATCCTCAGTAGCATCAGATAAACCTTGTTCGTAAAAGAACTTGGCGAATCTGTCGGGATTCATTGCGATTGCTAATGACCTATGGTATCCTGCTGCGTCTTTCATTAGTCCGTCCTCGTCCAAAAACTTATTGATAAAGTTTAGTGGAGTTGATTGACTTTTTTTCAACTCATTAGAATCACCGGGAGTAAAAGATAACTTTCGGTCATTTACGTTAAATTCAAAACCTTTAAATTCTTCGTTAAACACCTCATCTGTCTTCTTTTGGAACCAATCGCGTTTGCGAGATTCTTGCTCCTGTTGGCTTTTTGCTTGTTGTGTATATTGTTTATAAGCCTCATACACTTCCTTCTCTTCATTTGGAATACCTACCGCACTTGACTCAAGGGGCATATTGTATTTTTCCTTTTGTTGATTGAAGTATTTTTTAGCTTCACCAATAATCTTCTTCTTTGCTAACTTTATTTTTTTAATTGTATGCTCCTCGTCAATATCTTCATCGTAACGATAGTCGTCCATTAGGACATCAATATCGTTATCGTCAAAGCCTTCCTGAGTGGCAGCCAAATAACTATGCAAAAGTTCTTCAGGCTCCATTGAATCGTAGTCCTTTCTCAAATTGACAAAGTCTTCAAATCCTCTTCCTGTTTCCTTTTTGTATTTAAAATAAGCAGCAACGTCTTCGGGCAAATCTTCTGCCTGACTACGCTCAGCTAACAACTCATCAAATGAGTTAATCTGCTTATTATATCTCTTCCCAATATATGAAAGAACGTCTTCTTCTTTTAATTCAACATCCTGTGCAGCTTCCTGTGCAGGTGTTTCCATATTTATAACCGGAGTTTCCTCAACAGTTTCATTAAATTGCTTTTCGTGTTTGTCAAGCAATTCTTTTTCTACTTCTTGTACTGATTTTGGTTCGTAACCTTCTACAGCTCTTACTTTAAATTCCATTGGATATGATTTTATTTAGTGCAAATTTATATAAAAAATTCAATATTATTATCGTGGCTCAAATTCACCCATATCAAAGCCATCTAAACTATCCTCGTTAGACTCAAAATTCAAAGGAGGTAAGTTATTCTTACGTTGGTTAATCAACTTAGATTGCTCTGTGTTTTGTTGACTAATACGCTTTGCTTTAGCATCCTCTTTCTCTTTATCTCTACCTGATATAGTGCTCTGCTCTAATCCGTTTAATTGTAAACTATATTGGAACTCCTCCGCCATTAGATAACTCTTCAGCTCGGCTTCCTTCTGCATCTTCTCAATATCAAATGCAACCTCAGCCTGCTTGATTTGCATCTTAGCCTGCGTCTCCATTTGAATCTTCTGCATAGCCAACTGTCCTGCCATCTCCTGAGATTTAAGATTTTGTTGAGCGGTCATAGCTTGGTTTTGCATAGCCATCTTTTCTTCACGTTCTTGCTTCTTAGTTCTTTTTAATTTTAATAATTGATTAGCAAGTTTCAAATTCTTTATCTCACGTATATCAATAGCATCTTCAAGGTTAATATCGCCCTTAGATAATGCCACTTGAATATTCGCTTCAAGTTGTGCCTTCTCTTCTTCATCAGGGGAAACCTCTATAAAAATACCAAAATCATAAATATATAAATCATTAATCTCACTTAAAATTGAGACGTTGTACTTACCAATCTTATTTGCAAATTCGTCCTTAAAGTCTGCGTACTCTAAAATATCGCCAATGCGATACGTTAATGCTTCAGCCATTGAACGAAATACAAATAAACTACTCTCTAATATATGTCGTGTAGCTGTATTTGAGTTTAGAGCAGCTAACTTTTGTAAGCCAACTAATGAGTTAGGGTCAGGCATTGAACCGTCTCTTGCCTCATTTAAACCTGTTACAGAACGAATCATATCCATATAATGATTGTAGTTTGTAATAAGCATTTGGGTTTTACTTGCTCCTGAGTTAGATGTTAATTGTTGGATTGGCACCCTTGCATTATTAAACTCACCGTCTTGAGTATAGCTTCTACCAATCACACTACCTGTTTGGAAGTATAATCTTAAAGCGTCTTCAGGATTGTAAGCGTTACCTGTTCCTAAGTCTACCTCGTTTAAACCATCGGCATCAATAAATACACCATCAGGTACCACGCGCGCGATAACTTGCTGTAATTTTAAGTGAGTAATCTGAATCAAATCGGCAAAAGGAATCATCCTTCTTACTAATGACTCAATAACTCCCTTGTACATACGTGGAGCAACGGCAACATAATTTGGTAGTGCGTGCTGAGTAGCAGACTTTGGACGAACCATATTCTCTGCAAGCTCCCACTTTAATAAGATGTTAGTACCCATAACCATTACGCCATTATACCAAACATCAATAGTCTTTTCTATCTTCTCAAAGTTACCCTCCTCCATCATTTCGACAGGGGGATTGAAGGTATCGTCCTTCTCAATTATTCTTGTAGCACCACCGTCAAGTTTTTTCTTTTTGTAAACTACTTTCTTTGTGGTCTTATAATTAAAGTACATTAATGTACAGGTATCTGAATTAAACATACTGTTCTCATAGAACTGAGCTACGTTATAATAATTATACCAACTCTGACTGTACATCGAGATTTCTTTTAAATCCTCATTAGTAAGTGTTGGGTCAATCTTCATACACTCAATTACAGGAAGACTTTTAATCTCTCCCCAATAAAAACAATCTCTAAAGTATGGGTCTTCGGTATAACTATACACCACATTCGCAGGGTCCACGTATGACACCTCAACGCCTGCGCCCGGTAAAAATTCGTGCTTAGCTACACCAAGTCCTATTACCGTTAAATCATAGTCAACTCTTTTACGTAAGTCTTGGTAATGATTTTCATCAAGGATAGTATTAATAGCTTCTTCTTCTGCAATCTCAATTGCAGGTTTATAATTCAACTGCATATACAACGATAATTCCTCGTCTGTATTTGGCAATTGTGCAGGGTCCATCATAAAAGGATTTACACCTGTCTTATCTTGTATTGTAGTCAAGATGTCTTTAGCAGCCATCTGACCTTCAATTGTATCTTGGTATCTACTTCTCTTAGATTGAGACATTGCGTCTTGTGCATAAGCCTTTACTTTGAAAAGTCTATCAGACATTCCATTAACAACGATGTCAACAAATTTTGGAATAATAGGAACGGGAGTCCAATCTAAGTTTAGATAAGATAAATCTCCATCAATAGCTAATTCATTTTTGTATTTTGCAATAGACTGCTCGCCTCTTGCATATAATCTTAGTCTATGGAAGTCTCTCCATTGGCTATAAAATCTGCATTGATTACCATCTTTTCTAAACCACTCATATTGAATAGCCTGACCTATAAGTAAACCATACTCATAAGTAGCCTTTTCGCTATCAGATGCGAACTGAGACGGGAACCCTGTAGATAAAACATTTATTAATATATCGTTCTTCATCTAATTATTTGACTTGATGTTCCATCGTTTGTATATCTTGCAAAGTTAATGCTTATTTTTGACTCTTTTTTCTCCGGCACGTAAACGTGTTTTTGATTAGCCATAATAGCCAATCCCGAACTAATTGAAGCATCAAATTTTGTTCTGTCGTTAATATCAAATTTAGCCCAATCCTCTAACGTCCTTGTGAATGGCATTGTTCCCATATCGTCGGGGTCTCTGTAGTTACCCGCTAAATCCATTCCCACATATTTTTCGATGTAGGACTCGATAGCAGCCGCGTGAGCCTGCTTAACATCCTCAGATGAGTTAGGTATGCCCCCAAGCTCTTTCTCTGTCTTAGAGAGCTTACTATGATGTTTGTCGGGTCTGTTTAAACAAAACTGCCTGTACCCTCTATTTTTAAAATGGTATAGTAATCTTGGCTTATTATTCTCCACTAAGATAGGCATACCATAAAATACGCAAGCCATCAGCACCTCCTCAAAAAATATCTCTGCAGTCTGAGGTCTTGCAATATACTCTAAAAAAAATTGATTTGTTGGAGCGTCGTCCATATGAAATTTAGTAAGTCCGTGAAGCGAACCGTTCGAGCCACGTCCACCAACTACTGCAGATATATCGTACGAGTCACAACCAAACGAACCTAAACTTTCACTTGCAGGATATTTGTTTCCGCCCTTCTCTCTCACGTTATTTTGTAGGTGCCTTGGCGGAAGCCAACTCACTAAGAATCTACCCTTATTATCGGGTGTCCAAACAACTGTCGAATCCTTCACCCCGTCCCGCCAGTGAAAGGTTCCACGTGTAACGTGGTGCTCCTTTATAAGCGAATCGTTGTAGTCAATCTGTTGATATATTTTAGTTAAATTAAATAACGCTTGCTTACTTTCATCTCTGAATGCGTGCGACTCCGTGCGTGGAAACTGACGGTAAAATTCGTTGAGTGCATCGGCATCATTTTTAAGTGAGTCAACCTCTGCCTGCCAATAATCAACAGCACCATTTTTAATCATTGCCTTGTCAACACCTAAAATAGGATTTTCAGGTTTATTAAATACGGGCATACCGAAGATATCTATAAATCCCTCCATATTCCATTCCATTGGAATAAACAAAGCGTATAGCCCACTCTTAGTTTGTCCGTTAGCGTTTCTATTAACAACGCGCGAGTCTTCGTAAATTTCTTTGTAATTTTGACCACCCTTTGATAGCGCATTTGAGGTTGAGCCCATCATACACTTACCAATAATTTTAGAACCCAAACGTAAACACGTTTTAGTTACACGCCAATTATCCTTTATGTTGTTGGGTTTCAGCCATTTAGCGCTTTCGTCGTGAGCTAAGAATAATAACTTCTCCCCGTCATAGGAGTTGTCTTCTGTGTTCTTCCAGTCAATAGATGTATCAAGTCCGTCAATCTCTTCCTGACTATTATCGTACATATTTTTCTTTGTAATCTTAGATGCCGGCAACCTAAAGGCAAGCTCTGTCTTTGGTTTGTCCATACCATCCATAATCGGTTTGAAGAAAAATGGTAATCTGCTATTAATTGGAACAACCTTGTCGGTAAACATCTTCTTTGCATCGGAACCCGTCTTAGATAAGATACCAACCCTTGCATCACGCGCGAGCGTACCTACATTAATACATTCTGAGGATGCCATAAATGAAAATCCTGAACGTCTAATCTTTAGATATATCATACCAAAGGAGCGGTTATCTGCTCTACACGCTTCCCAAAATATCCAATAAATTCTATTTGCCTCTCTGAAGTCGGGGTATCCAACGTCAATACTTGACCATTGCAAGTACATATAATGTGAGCCTGTGATGTAAGTAGGGGTGCCTTTGTTCATAAACCAAAAGCCCTGCTCTCTGTAATCAAACTCTTTCTCAATATAATCCACCCATCGGTCTTTAAACTCTTTAGGCTTTTCATTCCAATGAAAGATTGATTGTATCCTTGCTAACTCTTTAGGTATTTCTTGTCTCTCCCAATATTGTTCTGATGACTTGTAGTGTCTTTGAAGACACTCTTTAGGAGTTGGAGGCAATGCAATGTATAGCCCTGATATATTAATGATATCACCTATTTGACCATTTTTAGATATAACCACCAAATCATATTGCTCGTTATACCCGTAGAGCCAACTACGTGATGTATTCTTTTTAGTCTTTGCATTTGCGGGAAGGTAGTCCTCGACTACATAGTATAATCTATTGCCTTGACCTTCGCTCTGCAAATCCCTGTCTTGTATCAGTTTTTTTGTTGCCATTATCTATCGAGTCAAGAGCTTCCTCTTCTAATTCAATTCTACTTAATATCTCAAATGCATCGAAGATAGCTAATTTCTTAGTGGCAGCAGCGTTCTTTAATTTATCTGCAGCTAAATCATCTTCTGAATTTGGTTTAATAATCTCTTCCTTTGCAACTTTTATAAGTTGCTCCACCGCTAATCTGCCCGCCTCAATTATTTTTTTCTTAATTTCTTTTGAATCTCTCATAACTTAATTGTTATTTGATGGTCAAACATTCTGTACAATTTTTCTCCGTCTACCTCAAACTCGTACTCACTATCAGGCTTAAAGCAAACCTTGTCGCCCGCCATAACTCCGTAGTCTATTAATGTTTTATTAGGATAGACCATAAGCCCCATTAATGGTTCCTCACTAAGATGTTTTTTAATGTATGAATCTTCGGCAGCAATTGGCTTTACAAAGCAATACTTATCGTACGCATTCCAACTATCTTCGTGCTTATACATAAAGAATTGGTCGGGCTCGATAAGAAAAATGTCGTCTTTAAAAAAACTTTTACCGCTCTTTTGACGACCCCTCATATCATTATAAAACTTAAATACGTTGTGATGTACGAGTAGTGTATCCCCAACCTGAACAGGTCCCGAATATCGTAGAGGAGTTTCAATAACCTCGGCATAGCGATTAGAAAACATATGGTCTTCTTCGGATGTACTGACAATAAATTCAATACCCCCTATGCTCTTTGTGTTATCGTATCTTTTCCCCTTCATTGGTTTAACTATGAAGTAGAATGGAGATTTCATTAATAATTTATATTATATTCGATTGAAATTGGTATTGTAGAGGTGAACTCCTTCCAAAGTACCACCTCCTGCTTTTCGTTAATGATGTATATTTTAACAGACATCTTATCGGTGTCCATCTTAATAAGATGTATCTCGTTGGTATCGTTTAATACTTTCTGCCCTATAAGGTAATGCATAGCACCGCCTTTATAGTCAGGACCTACTGATATTTTACGAATCTCCATATTAGTGAACTACTCCTAAGTAGTCCGTACCTGTAATTCTATATACATTTCCTGCAACTAAACCCGCTAATAGGGCAGCCGCATTATTTAAATATACAGGAACACTTGGTAGTGGTAAAGATAATATATCCGATAAGGTAAAGTTTACCGTCTCGTCTTGATTACTTACATTTGTACCAATTACTTTATCTGCAAGTGTTGGGGTACCTGTGATAGGATATGAACTTATTCTTGCCATTTTTTAATTACTTGGTGTCGTTATCTTTTTTAGTAATTTCTCCTGTCATAATATTAATAACAGAATCCTTACCATACTTTTCTACTAATGCTATTTCGTTCTTAGCGAACTCAGCTCTCATTTCGTCGAGTGCCTTAAATAGTTCTTGCTTTCTTAATTCTAAATCACCTAAAGCTAATTTAGCACTTGTGAAGTCATTGTTCATTTCTTGAACCAATTTTAACTCATCCGGAGTTAAAGATTGAATTTGAGTGTTTGCGATTTCCATTTTGCAAATATAATGTTATTTTATTAAAGGTATGGTATGTATTGTGTTTTTCCTTTTACTCTTACCGCTTTTAACGCCTGCTTGCGCTTTCTTTTTGTAGAAAACGATACGTGAACCCAATCAGGATTTGCATCCGTTCCAAACTCCCAAATTAATTGGTCGAACTCTAAGTGGTCTTTAATGTAGTCAAAGACCATCTTATTAGATACACCCGTACCTCTACCATCTTGGTCTAAGTCGGCCGCCTCGCCTAAGCAGTGTTGTGATGTAGGGCTTGAACCGGGGGTTGCATCATTTAAAGCCTTTGAGCGGTACCCTGAGGATACCCAAATAGGCTTATCAAAATGCTCACGCACCTTGTCTAATACGTTTGTAGCTAATAATTTTAAGCACTCTAAGTGTGCAGGCGTTGGGTCATTCTTAATACCTAAACGCTTTGCAGTCGAAGATGGTGTTAGTTCAGCTAATGTGAAATGTTCTGATAGTTTCATCGTCCTTGTCCTCTATATTTTTTAGGTTGTAAACTTTTAGCCTTTGAATGCCTACCGCTCTTGCGCTTACCGAAGTTAACTTTAATCTTCTCCGATAGTACCTTTGTCTTTGCCATTATTATTAAACTTTTGAATTTCGTTAATAGTTCTAACTAATGTATAGCCTATGGTAGCTAATAAAATAATCGTCTGTAGAGTTTCGTTAATAGTAGTAGTACGCATTGCAACCATACAAAGCGCATTAATCCCAATAACTTTTACATCTTCAATATATAGCATCATTACTCAGCTTCTATTTCTCCAAACTCTACATCGGGTTGGCTATCAATAAATTCAATAGCCTTTACAATATTTGACACTTCGATTAAATTAAAACATCCTTTTGCAATTGCAATATTCAGCGCCTCTTTTACGATTTGTTTTGCTAATTTATTGTCCATTACTTAATTTTTAAAGGTGTTAAATCTTCGTTTGTCCAATAATCTTTGGCTAACATAATTTCCAAATGCTCCAAATTTCTTTGGATTGTTTTCTCATCCTCTTCAGTCAAAGTTTCTTTTGCTTTTAACTCATTAATAAGGTTTACGCTATCTAATGCCGCAGCATAGTTTTTAGCGATTTGTTCAATTGTTGTTTCTATTTTTTCCATTATGCTTTCATTAAAATTTTGTAATCAGTTCCATTAATTTTTACTGCCCAACTTCTGTCAGAAACTAAAACTTCGGTTGCTACTGCTCCTGCGTTTGTTGCTGCACTACCTACAACAAATTGATTATTTGCAGTTGCAGTTGCTCCACTACCTAAAATAGTTGAACCGCTAAAATTTCCTGTTTGGCAAAAATAACCTAATCCCGTATTACTACTTCCTGTTGTGTTACTTATTAAACAAGCATACCCAATTGCAGTATTTGCAAGCCCAGTTGTATTGGCTTCTAACGCAGACCTACCAACTGCAAGGTTTTCAATTCCCGTTGTATTGGAAGCCATACAATTAAATCCAAAAGCACTATTATTATCTCCCGTATTCAACTTTAATGCACGATAACCTATTGCAGTAATATTTGCACCACTTACATTACTATAAGCAGCCTCAAAACCTACTGCGGTGTTATTAGATGTGGTGTTGTTGAATAATGAATTTGTACCTAAAGCGGTGTTATTACCTCCTGAAATATTACTCAATAAAGAATTTAATCCTATTGATACGTTTAAGCTTCCTGTCTGATTACTAATTAACGATTGCAAACCCATTGAGGTATTGTAAGAACCTGTAGTGTTTTGATACAATGAACGCCAACCGATAGCAGTATTTTCTGTTCCTGTTGTATTTGCTCTTAATGCTTGATAACCAATTGCAGTTATGTCCGTTCCACTTGTGTTAGCACTTGCAGATTCAAACCCAACTGCCGTATTGTTTGATGCAGTATTGTTTAACAAAGCACTTGTACCAACCGCCGTATTTGCAGACCCTGTGTTTGCAAATAAAGCACTTGTACCAACAGCAGTATTGTTATTACCTACAATATTTGTAAATAATGCAGCTTGACCAATAGCAGTATTTGTTATACCTGTTGTGTTTGCAGTTAAAGCTCTATCTCCTAATGCGGTATTATTTGTTCCTGTTGAATTAACAAGTAAAGCACTATTACCAACTGCAGTATTGTTTGCTCCAGTAGATGCTTTTAAGGCTCTATATCCTATTGCAGTTATATTTGCACCACTTGCATTTGTATAAGCTGATTCAAAACCAACTGCGGTGTTATTTGATGCGGTATTAGATTTCAACGCAGTATGTCCGATTGCGGTATTGTTGCTACCTACACTATTAAGATTTAACGAATCCAATCCAAAAGATGTGTTTTTTGAACCCGTTGTATTATTTTGTAATGCACCTATTGCTAAAGCACTATTTTCTGACCCCGTTGTGTTTACCAATAAGGCAGAATTACCAACAGCAGTATTGTACCCACCCGTTGTGTTTGCTCTTAATGCTTGAAAACCTATTGCAGTAATAGCCACCCCACTTGTATTGCTAAACGCAGATTCAAAACCAACGGCAGTGTTGTTAGAGGCGGTGTTGTTTAACAAAGCCGCATTACCAATGCCTGTATTATTTGAACCCGTTATATTAAAAACTAATGTATTTTGTCCTAATGCTACGTTACTATCTCCCGTTGTATTTGATAATAACGCTTGTAATCCTATTGCATTATTACCCCCTCCTGTTGTATTACTTGATAATGATGAAGTACCAATAGATGTATTATTGCTTCCTGTATTAGCTCTCAACGCTTGATACCCTATCGCAGTTATACCCGTTCCACTTGTATTGCTAAACCCAGACTCAAAACCTACGGCGGTATTATTTGATGCGGTGTTATTATATAAAGAAAATATTCCTAAAGCGGTGTTATTATTAGCAGTTGAATTTTGTGATAAAGAAAATGCGCCGATTGCTAAATTGCTAACTCCACTTGTATTGCTTGCTAAACTTGTATCTCCAAATGCAGTATTATTATTACCAATTGTAGTTGAAGCACCCGCAGATTGACCCATAAATGAATTTCTTTCTCCAGTTGTGTTATTTAATCCTGCAAATCTTCCAACAAAAGTATTAAAAATACCACTTGTATTATTTAAACCAGATTGGTAACCAACGGCAACATTATAATCGCCACTTGTATTTCCATTTAAAGCACTTACGCCAATTGCAGTATTTTGAGAAGCACTATTTGCACCTTTACCAACACTCACTCCATTTATTGTAGCATCTTTTAAAATACTTACTTTACCATCTGACCTATCAAATGACATTGGAGCATCAATAAAAGTTCCCGCATCGTTGTATCTTCTAATTGCCAAATCTGCTCCCGCATTTGCGCCACTTTCAGTTCCATCCACACGAAATGCCCATCGAGGCAAATTCCCACTTCTGAATGAAAAGATTTTTGCAATCGAAGCATTTGCAGACATTATAAAACGATTAACCGCAGTTGTCGTTTCAGTTCCCTGATTTGTGCCGTCATCAAAAAATTTACTATCGCCAATCGTTGAACCTGCCGTAAACTTTGGTAAAAAGTTAGTAGTTCCTGTGCCTGTGATAGCTCCAAGTGAAGTTAGTAAGTTTGCTTTTGATACACGTACGTTTGCATTTGATACGCTATTATATCCTACAAAAAATGAACTACTATTTGGATTAGTATCATTTGTAAATTGTGAAAATTTTATATTCGCCATAATATTTTTATTCTGTAACTAATTGATTATTGCCTATCTCTGTTATCATAAAGTCATTACCTACCTCTGTAATCATATCACTTCCGGGAGGGATAGGCGGAACAATTCCTCCTCCTGCCCTTGCTCCACTAATAAAATTACCTATAGCAATGATTAAGCCATCCATATTACCAAAGAGCTAAAATATCTGTAGCACCTGTGCCAGTCTCAGATACCTTTAATGTTTGTACAGGAACAAATTGTCCTGCTAATAGTGCAGTGAATTTTACTTCATCCCCACCAATAGTTGTAATTGCAATATCTCCAAGTCCACCAATATATAATACACAGCCATTATTATTCTGACCATTATATACAATATAAGTATCAGCGGCAATTATATAACCACTAACATTTAATACTAATGTAGTTGCAGACTGAATAGATTCAACAGTTGCAGCTGTTTGATTTGTTATATCATAAACAATATCACCCGCCTTAACGCCTAATGCAATAAAATCAGCAGTGCTATCCGTTAAGGTAAATCCAGCCGCAGTAGTAACCGTACTTGAAATTGTAACAGCCGGGAATGGGATATCAGCGTAGTCACTTGGAATTACTGCCAATGCCCTACCTACTTGTAATTTTTGAGTTGCCATCTTTATTTATTTTCTTTATATGGGAATTTCTTGTTTAATGCTTCTTTACGTTGCTTACATCCACATTCTTTACCTGTAACATTAGCAATTTTATTCACAACAGCCTTTATCCCTGTAGCCGTAGTAATCTTTTCAATAGTATCTCCTAAGCCTTTACTATGTATAGACATATTACTTTTTAATAAGTGAAGATAAGCGTGAGCTAACTGTACCATTTGCAATACAAGCACTTGAAGCTGAACTGTATTCTGCTTTCTTAGTTGCCATCTTTACATTACCGTACTTAGCATTCTCTATGCTTGGGCTATTCTTAGCAATTTCGCTGCTTAATGTAGCTCTAATTCCTGTTGCTTTCATTTTATATATTTTATTTTACAAAGATATTAAATTTTTGAAACTCTTTTGCCCATACCAACCCTTGACTTTTCCGACTTCTTAGCGCTCAACTTTGACTTGCTAATCTCCGAAACTGTCTTTGGTGTCTTTGAAGACACCTTGTTAGTTGGTCTGCAATACTCATTACTACCACCCGCACCGCAAGCCTTACCCGACTTTGTGTCTGTCCACTTCTCTTTCTCCCATCTCTTTAGTGAGCTACCGGCTTCTGTCTTTCTAACAGTGCCCGAACTCTTTCTACACTTAGCAATAGCCTGTGAGGCTCTTGCCGATGGAAAAACATTATACTGTGCCTTTACTTTATTATAACAAGCGTCCTTTGGCATAATTACTTTTTCTTTTTAGGAAGATATGCAATAGAATCCTTCTTAACACCATATCTTTGATTAAACTCATCTTGAGTAACCTTACCAATCTTCTTTTTATTAAATGCAACCTCCCTAACAAACTCTTTATTCTCAGGGTTCTTAATATTATCCGCCCACCTTACTACAGGAGTAGGTGCTAGTGGCGTGTCAGGTCGTGTATTTTTTTTAGATGACTGTTGCATATCTGATACTTTTTATTTCTTTTTCTTAGCAGGGATTACTCCTTTTGCCATAAGAATATCTTTCTTAGTTATTTTACCGTCTCCACTCTTATCAGGAAAACCTTTACTTTTGCTAACATTTCCCTTTAAAAATTTCATTGGTCCGTCTAATGATTTTTTAGACTCAAACTTTTTTGCTTTTTCGATTACCTTTTTCATTAGTATTTACCTCTTCTATTTTTAGGATTTGCTGTTGTTGCTCCGCCCGGTCCTGCCCATAAATTTTTACAAGCCCAATACCTTGGAGTTAATTTATCACTTGCCGTATCACAGCTGTGTCTTGCCTTAAAGCTCTTGCGAGCAGCAGCAGAATAGTTGTTACCATAGCCCTTTGCGCCAAAGTGAAGAATCTTCTCTTCACCGTTGGCACAGGCTTTAACCATTTTCTTTTTCCCCGCTCTGTCTGATGCGACAGGGCGATTGCAACTCATTTTGGACTTGTCCGCCATAATGTTACTTCATCATTTTTTTACCGACAGCTTTTTTAACTGCAGCTTTTACAGCTTTCTTAGCCATACCGCCCGCAGGTGGCATTAACTTAGAAGCAGCAGGCAATGAATTGGTATTTTTACCCATTGATTTTTTCATCTTGCTTAGATTATTGGTTTATAATAATTAACTTTGATACAAAAGTAATAAATTAAATCGAATGAAAACCTTAAATAATGATTATCTTAAATATTGGAGGGTAATTAGATACTACACAACGGCTAAGTACGGTCTTACACAAAACTGTTTAGATATACTGCTGTTTCTCAACTCCGAAGAGTATTTTAGTAGAAAAAAATTCCAAGAATTTAACGAACTCCTGCCTTGGGACAGGAGTAGATTTGATAAATTAGTAGCCGACGGGTGGATAGACAAGTTTAGAGACGGTCCGTCTCAAATATCAAAGGTATATAAGCTCTCGTACAAAGCCAAAAGAGTAATTACCTCTATCTATAAGAAATTAAACGGGGATGAGATACCTATGAGCCAGTGTAATAACACTATGTTTGCAAAAAATGTGCGATACACCGACAAAGTGTACCGCAATTTTATGAAACAGATGAATACTTATATTAGGGAAAAGAAACTTGACCCTAATTACGATAAGGAATTATAATACCACAACAACGTCACGCTCTTGGATGATGCTATACTGCTCATTGTGTATCACCATCGTGTAACCGTGACCTTTGTCGTAGTAAATTTCGTCGCCTTCTGCAATTGCCGATACGTCTGTACCTGCCGCCTTAACAATTCCTCTTTTATATCTTAGTTGATTGGCGTCTTCGCCTGATAATAATATCCCTGACGAGGTAGTAACCTCTTCATCTACGATTGTAATGATGATATTCTTGCCGATTGCTTTCATAATTTTGATTTGATTATATATTTTATTGCACTTTGTAATAATTCAATATTATCTTTAAAGTGACCAACCCCTAAATTACAATTAATGCAGAGTAGTCCTCTTACTTTCATTGTTGTGTGGCAGTGGTCTATATTTAACTTAACTGACTCTGTAAATTCAGTGCTGCAAATATAACACTTGTTATCTTGTTCTTTTAATATTTGGTCAACTATTTCTTGTGTTATACCATACTTATCGTACTTTCTTTTTTCATATCGCTTCTTTTCATAACCAACAAAGCGGTGCTTGTTCTTCTCCTTCCACGCACGCATATATTCGGTTTTGTTGGTAGCCATTATATGAATATAACAAACAAAACTATTACTGATATAAATCCTATTGTCGTAACAATTACATCTCTTTTGGTAGCTGAATCGTCTACAGCCTTTGCTGTAACCACAGAGTTAGGGTCTAACTCGTACTTATTCTCACGCTCATTAAAATTGTATAGTAAGTAAT